GGGTGCCTTGCGCGACATGGTACAGAATCATCTTATCCAGCTTGTAGCTCTTACAGCTATGGAACCACCTGCTGTCTTTAATGCGGACAATTTCCGGAATGAAGTGGTGAAAGTCTACGAGTCTCTCACGCCGCTTACTGAAGAAGATTTGAACGAGCACATCGTTCGTGGACAATATACGGCTTCCGGTAACAAGAAAGGTTATCGTGAAGAAAAGGGAGTAGCTTCCGAATCACGTACGGAAACTTACATAGCCATGAAGCTGGGTATCAGTAACTGGCGTTGGAGCGGTGTCCCGTTCTACATTCGTACCGGCAAGCAAATGCCGACGAAGGTGACGGAAATCGTCGTTCATTTCCGTGAAACACCTCATCAGATGTTTCGCTGCTCCGGCGGTAACTGTCCGCGAGCTAATAAATTGATTCTTCGTTTGCAACCCAACGAAGGAATAGTGCTTAAGATTGGAATGAAAGTGCCCGGTGCAGGTTTCGAAGTCCGTCAGGTGACAATGGATTTCAGTTATGCACAGTTAGGCGGAGTGCCGAGTGGCGACGCTTACGCACGCCTGATAGACGACTGTATTCAGGGCGATC